ACGTTGTAGGTGGTGGCATCGCCGGTAGCAGGGAAAGTACCGTCAAGAGCACCAGGGTTAGTTCCCTGTTGGTTGGTAGTACCCAAACCAACGGCAGCCTGAGTCATTCCACCGGTCAGGTCGAAGTTGTTATTCTGACCAGAGAATGCGGTATCTGCTTCGTTGTAGAATGCCTCTTCGCCGCTCTGAGTAGCGTAACGAGAGCGCATTGCGAAAATGAGTCCGGTAGGACCGTTCATTGGTTGAACGCCAGCCAGGTCATAAGCGACCAGGTTAGGCATGGAGCGTCTGATCAGAGAGATCAGAACGGGATCAAATCCCTGAACACTACCAGAACTTGCGGCATAACCGGAGTTGGTAGGAGCTGCTTCTCCGAGGAATTCTCTCTCCTCGTTAAGCATTTTTTCTTGGTTCTCCAGAAGAACGGAGGTTACCATTCTCTTATGAGGATCTTTGATTTCATCAAGACCATCATGGTTGAGAATAGGTGCCCACTTCTCCTGCAGTTGCTCTGAATCGAACATTTGCATTTGAATTTTACCTCTTAATTTTTTGTTTTGTTTGTCGTTAATAATTTAAAAAATCACTTTTTCGAAACTCTATTCAGAGTCTGAAGATATGACTCCATCAAACCAGATACTTCTGATTGATTTCCGACTTGAGTACCTTCAGAAATATTTTCTGAATGGTTTCTTTGTGCGCTGGAGTTAGCAGAGAAATAAGAATCTCTCAGCGTTTCCAGTTTTTCACGATAGTTAGATTCACTTTCAAACTCAACATTTTCAGCAAGAGAAGCGAGTTTTTCTTTCTGAGAAAGGGCAAGACCCTCTGAAACCTCAGCCAGAATTACATCGGCAACCGATTCTGACAATCTTTTATTTAAAGCAACGTTCTTGTTGATTTGCTCATTGAGTTTATCTTCCATCTCATCAAGTTTTTCTACCATGCTATGGATGACATCATATTTTTCTTCAGGGATAGTTACATAATGATCTTCAAAAAGTCCTCTCATTCCAGAAAGGAATGATTCGGTCATTTCAGTTTTGAGTCCTTGCTCAACGGCGAGTTGATTTTCAGACATCCACTCGTCAGCAACATACTCAAGATAAGAGTCGGTGCGCTCAGACAATTCTGTCTTGACCGCAGCAATTTCTTCGACGAGAGCCTGTTCATATTCAGACTTCATCTCTTCTTTGATTTCTGCAACCTTAGTTCTAATCGCAGTCTCGAAAATGGTGCGTGCTTTCTCTTGGAATTCTTCGGAGAGTTCTTCGCCAGAAATCAGAGCATTGATATCTTCTTCGACATCAATAACTTGCTCTTCCTCGGTGACGACTTCTTCCGATTCTTCGGTAGTTTCGGCAACAACTTCTTCCTCAGTGGTTTCTTCTTCAGAAACTACTTCCTCTTCGGTTGTTTCCTCTTCGGATACAATTTCTTGATCCTCTTCTACTTCAACCTCAGCTTCTTCTTCCTTCATGCCCTTGGCAGTCTCCGCAGGTTTTGCACCTTTGTTAACAACATCTCTAACTTGCTTGAGAGACGCACCAGGCGTCTTCAACTTGTTAGAATCGTCATCAGGTTTAGAGTTTTCTGGGGTTGGCCCGCCAAGATCCTCATAAGTTGGAGGTGTACCACCTGTTGTCAACTTAGGCATTGGATCTCCAGGCGCAGCGTTTTTAGTTACTACGTTTTCCATTTCTTGTAAATTGCTACCAACGGACATTTGATTAGACATGATTGTATTAATCTATATTTATTTATAATTTAAAGATTTGAGAGGAAATTATTCCATAAGTGGAGTTTATGTTCCTCAAGTGCTTTTTGGTCAACAAGGGTATTAATCCTTCTTTGAGTTCTTTCTGCGAGTTGTTCGCGGAGGATTCCTCCATCCCAAACCCACTCTTTTCCTTCCATGATTCCCGAGACAAAAGCATCAGGAGCAGAAGGATCGGCAACGATATCAGCAGCAGTTGCTAACATGAAGTCTTCACCGACAACTTTAATGCCATTATTATCTTCTTTGATAGAACCAATACCACGAGAAGAGACGCCGAGCATTACACCTTCATCAAGAAGTGACTTTGCAATCTTACCCATTGGGGTGTCGAGAAGTTGTGCCTTGCCTCTGAAATTATTTCCTTCCTGAACGAGAGAAACAATTTTATGAGAAACACGATCGAGATTTACGGTAGGACCATCAGGATGACCGAGTTCTCCAAGAGCACGACCTTTTGCGGTAAAGTTTTCATTGTATCTTTCAACTTCTTTTGCAAGAGTTGTGACAGGATACATTCTTCCGTTACGGTTCTTGATTTCACCTTGAAGGAAAGTTCCTTCAATATACATTTTTTTATTAGAACCTTTTCCTTCGGTGATAAATTTTACACTCGAAATTTCTTCCGTGATTAACTTCATCATGCTACTCCAGTAATTTGAACTTGTTGAACATATGCTGCTGAAGCAGTTCCTTTTGCTGCCACCTGGAAGACATCTCTCAGTTCTCCTTCTCCATCAGTAATTGGTCCTACTTCACTAGTATCATGGGCAAGAGTAAGTCTTGTACTGAAATATCCAGCATCTCCATTAGAATTTCTACTGAAAGAACCATTAAGAACTGAAAGAACAGTAAGTCCAATTCCAGAAGTGCCGCCATTAGCACCCGCAGGAACAATTCCGGTCAACTGAACTTTATCTCCAACTTCGAAAGGACTTCCACTTCCTCCGGGGAAATCAATTGTAGTTGTTGTTCCTGTTGTGACACCAACAACTTTTTGTGACTTTGGTCTGCCAACACTTAATGTTACTGTTGTTCCAGATGGGACAAAGTAATCAGAATTTGCGGCAGTGGGATCAATTCCAACTGCTACATGTGCATCTCCACCGACTACATGTACTCTTACAGTATCGGTAAAATGAGTCATGATACCAGATGTGGCCGATGCTGTGGCAACGGCAAAAGATACCCCGCTTCCTACCGGTTTATGTGCCATTATTCTTGATCCTCAGATGATGATTGGTCTTCAGGTTCTACTTCGTCAAACATAGAAGAAGCAACATTTGGTTTTAAATTATCAATTCTTTCAGAAGCTTTAGCATACAAAATGTCTTTGATTTTGTCGCTCACTTCTGCTGCTGACGAATCAACAGCAATCAAATCTACAAGTTCTTCCATAAAATTTAATATAAGTCCTATTCTTTATTTATATCTCAGCCTTTTTAGTATCTTTTTGCATTTGTGCATCAGTTATTCCACCATCAATCTCTGGCTCCATAGGAACATCACCCATCATCCCCATATCTCCACCTTCACCTCCTGCAGGTAAAGGTTCTCCGGTAATTGGATCAACTGCATTAGGATCTGGAATAATTCCATCTTTAATTTCCTGTTCAATTTGTTCATCAATTTCAATAATCTCTGCATCAGTTTGGCGGAGAATTTTCTTGCGAACATATTCTGCAGAATAATATTTGCCAATGTAAGGTTCAATTGTTGCAAGCGTTCCCAGACGCTCATTCATCATTTCAGTTTCTTTTAATTCTGCAAACTGATTATCATATAAAAAGTCATATTGAATATGATCCGAAATAGTATCCCAATCTTCTGGAGTAATAATATTTTTAAGAATGAGTTGGGTTTTTAACATGTCATTGAACATGTTTGCAAAACGCTTTCTCAAACGACCAACGAACTTGGCAAACTTCAGTTCATCACGCAGAATTTCAGAAGAACGACCGAGGTTGAAACCACCATCAGCAGCAATTCTGGATTCTGGAACACCAAGTGCCCTATAGAGTTTCTTCTGGAAATATTCGATGTCTGAGAGTTCTCCCAGATTCTGACCGCCAGGCAGGGTGGTGATCTCAGTTCCGCGACCACCTTCTCTACGAGGCAACCAGAAATCCTCCATCATAGACATGAACTTACGATCATCACGTATTTCACCCGTGTTTGCATCATAAACCAGTTTATTTCTATAGCGAGACATGACCTCTTTGAGGTATTGCTCTGCTTTTACCTTTGGAAGATTACCAACATCAATATAAAAAATTCTACGTTCTGGTGCTCTGGACAAACGATAGATAACCAAAGAATCCTCAATCATTCTAAGTTGATTAAGTGCCTTGATTGCTTTGTGGAGATAAGAAAGAACAGTTCCTTTGTTACGATCTACTAGTCCTGAAGTAACATAAGTGACAGAATCTTTCGCAATTTTGACTCCTTTAGCACCACCTCCACCACTCAGAGTGTTTGATGGGTAATTTGGTTTTGGAG